ATTTGAGATTTCTCTCCTACTGGTGCCTTCCAAAAGTTAGCTTTAAAATCACTACTTTTGCCCCCACCGGGGTTGTTCAATCTGTCTAAACGACTTTTAATTTTTTGTAAATCCATACGATTTTTTTTAATAAATTTATATAATAATTTTATACTTTACACGATTGTATAAAGTATTCTTTAATAAACCAAATTTTTTTTAGGAAAGATTAATTATTTCTTTAATCTTAGTATCTATTTTTTTATAACCATCTGCTTGTACCAATAAGATACAATTTCTATAATCATCCCAATTTATGGAATACGATTTATCTAAAACCCCATTATTTAAACTCTTTATAAGCTCATTTAAAGCATTTATAGTATAAAGAGTATTTGTTTGTTTTTTACGGTGAACCAAAATTGTATTACCAATTGCAAATTCACCATTTGAATTACCTAAATCAACGTTATATGTAAGCATAACTTTCTCTCCGTCTAAACTTTCTAAAACAAAAATCTTATCAAAGAGAACTTTGTAAGAAGATTGTATCTTTTCAGATGTTTCTTTTACTTCGTCATGTTCAACGAATGTACAATATAAACGATTATTCATGAATCATTGGGTTGTTCTGTGTATAAATATTAAACTTTACACAAAGCACCATAATGTTTTCCTCTTTTTATGCTTATTGGAAAATCGGACATAACTATGTTTTGTAGTATACCAAAAATAACATCATACTCATCATCACAAAAATCAAAAACAAACGCATCATAATTATATAAAACCACATTAGTTTTATAATCTTTTAAAAATCCATTTATAGTTTTTAATATTTCAAAATTGTGACCTGTTTCTTTAGCTTGTATTAAATAATTAAATAATTGATATTTTGTTATGTCAGGAAAATTTTCTTTAGTAATTTTTCTAAATAAACCATTTACTACAAAACCTTCTTCTTGAAATTTATTCCATTGTTTATCTGTATAATCTTGTATACCTCTAAAGAAGGGATGTTTTAAGTATTGTGTAAATACACCTCCATATATTTGTCTAAATGTTAAGACTTTACTTTCCTTATATTGTTCAGGTGTAGGAGTCTCAGTTGCAAAATATACTTTAGCTAATTCATTATATGGATAATCTTTAAAATTATATCCTATCATTTTTGCTATTAAATAAGGATGAAAACTATCATAATCCATTTCTATGAAATAATCGTTTTTAGGTGTAAAACAATCGCGTTCTCCATTGTCGTGTTTTAAACCTACAAAATTTATTCCATTAAAATTATTTACAGGTCGTCCTGTTGTTGTGTATGGGTTATACCATCCGTATATATTATTATTTTGTATAGAGTGTCTTTTATATTTTGGATTGTGATAATCATCAAATTTATCGTTAATTTCTAATGAATTTTTTTCTAATAAATATAAGTTAGGTATAACATCTTTTTCAAACCAATTACCTACACTAACATGAAACCACGGCATAAGCGCACGTTTTCTTTCTTGGCAACGCTCGTAGTGCTTGCCAATAGGTATCATTTTATTTACCTTTATCTGTGGGAATTTACGGTAAAAATATGTGTGAGCTTGTGTGTCAAATTCATTAGGAAAGGGCTCATTTTTTGTATAGTAATATTTGTATTGTATATCCGTATAAGATTTTAAAGGGTTCGCATGTAAAGCGGCTTTTTTATCTAAAATGTAAATGTTTTCTAATGTTTTTATGTAATCAAATACCTCATCTTTTGGTAAATTTATACATTCTGGATGTTTAATAGGTAAAATATAACCTTTATCTTCATCTAAATTAGAAATGTATATAGCAATAATTTTTGCGAGAGCAGGGTGGGTATTATCATTACCATAGATATAGTCTATATAACATGATTTTGCTATTTTATTTTGCAGTATATGAAATTGTGTGTCGGTTTCTATAAGGTAAAACATACCTTAATATATGAAAAAATTAATTAAAAACCAAATTAAGTACCAGGTTCAGTAGGCATTTCTATAAAACCTGATGAAGGATCTAGAGGTATATTAGGTGTTGAAGCAGGAAATTTTAAAGGGGTTGCTTCACTAATATTAGAATATGTATTATTACTTTGATTCATAGCATTATTATAATAATTTTGAAATTCCTCAGAAGACATTTGTGTATAATTACCAGGAAATCCTGATCCTACAGGAGCCCAAGATTGACACCAATAATAATGTCTTATAGGAACAGGAACTTTATCTGTTACTTCTGTTTCTTCATTTTTAACATCTTTTGGCCATTTAATACATAATCCATTAGCATTAAATAAACAATTACCACATTTTTGTTGAGCTATTTTAGGTAAACCATAAGCAGGGGGTAAAGAAGAAGGAATAAGTTCTGGTTCTCCTTCATTAAGAGGATAATATCTATTTTCAATTTCATATTTAGGAGTTTCAGCAAATTCATGTAAGAAAGGAAAAACTATAAATAAATTAGGGAATCCTCTTCTTTTTTTCATATTTATTTCATTTAAGTTAGCTTGCCAACTATTTGCAGAACTTAAATCCCATTTTAAAAATCCAGGTGTATATAAATTATAATCATAATCAGGATTTTTATTTTCTAAAGCATCAAAAGTTTGTAAATCAATTTCAAGATACTCATAATCACTATTTGTTCTTTTTACAAAATATCTAATATACCATTTTCTTTCATAATCTTCTGGTGTAGGAAAATTTTTAGTATTATTTATAGATTGTTTTCTTCTTAAGTTTTGAAATGTAGAAGGATTTAATTTTTTATGTGTTTTAAATAATTTACTAAAACCAAAAGACATAGGTTGAGTTCGAGAAGAAAAACCAGCAAGACCTTCTACACCTACAGGATTATAACCTAATTCTGATTTTGGTATAATTTGAATTTTTAAATTTAAAGGATCAGAACCTACATAATATTTTCCTTCAGAAGTTTCTATATAATCTCCAATATAAGTAATATCTACATTATGAAGATATACATATTCTCCTCCAGTAGTATTATTGTGACTTATATTTTGTTGTGGTATATATGTATTTGCCATTTTTTATTTTTTAATCACAATATATTTCATCACCCCATTCATTATAACATTTTTCTAAATCAGCACCTATTGAAGGATCATTTGTATTCATTTCATCATAAATAGGTCCATACAATTGCCCTCCTGTTATTGAAAACCCATCCTCTCCTGTTGGGTCTGGACGATATACTCCTCCTATGTATATAGAAGGTTGATCTGTTCCGGGAGCCATAGGCCAATCTCCCATTGTTCCTGTACCTATTCGTATTAATGTTCCATCAGGATTTGTACCATACCAATCAGTATCTTTATATAATAAATCATTTAATTGGAACCAATTTAATTGGCTACTACCTCCTAAACCTAAATAGCCATCTTGTACATACCACCCTTGTAAATCGTCTCTTGCTACTTCATCTTCAGTTACACTTTTATCTTCTCCATAAGCATCATTAGTTTTACAACCTCCATCAAGAGCAACATGGAAATGATCAGCATCACCTCTATGTTTACCTCTAATATCATTTGTTAAATAAGAAGCATCTTCATATTCATTACAAAAATAAATATCTTTAGTTGCACCTGTAAATCCTCGGATAACTTGTACAATTTTTATGTACATATCTTTATCAGTCATTTCATGAGGTGTACCTTTACTTTTATTTTTAAAAACAAAATCAAAAGCTTTTCCTTTTGTATGTTGGGAATCTGTTTTATTAGCTCTACCAACACTTGAAATTTTTATTTGTACAGCTGAAACTCTTCTTCCACGTACACCACTAAATTCAGCTTGTGATTGATATATTTCTCCCCACTCAATCCCCGGTTGAGTTCCTTCTTTTTCCCAAAATCCAAATACTTCTTTACATATTGCAGTAAACATAGCTAACATTACTTCAGCTAATCTAGGAGTCATATCTCTAGTAAAATAAGGTTCTGATGATTTAGATCTTCCTTTATCATGGGCCCATTTTGCAAATCTAGTTGTAGTTATTCTTCCTGCATAGGGTCCCATTTCTGTCATTTTTCTGTTTCCACTTTCATAAATAGCTAATCTTCCAGGGTCTATTTTTCCATCAACATTATTTGCTAAAGATAAGTGTCTTCCTGGATGTACTCCCCAAGAAGTCCAACCTGAATATCTCATAGGTTGTTTTAATTGTTGTTTGCTTAATCCTTCATATTCAGCTTTATAAAGAGGATTTTTATCCATGTTACCGGGTTCAGTACCTGATGCTTGTAACCAATATAAATATTCTCTCATATAATCAGCAATAGGACATTCAAGTACACCTCCAAATTCTTCTATTAATTCATCGTCAATTGGATTATGTATAGGTATATAGTTTGGAATTTTACCATCATCATCTCTTTTTAAACCAGTATCTTGAAGAATTATACTACCCCCAATAGTAGTAGTCCAATCTTGTCCATTAGTTACTTTTTGAGATTCATTTAATATAGCAAATGCAATTTTTTTATTTTGATATGCTTTAGGAAGTTTATCTTTTTTAACTTTAAAAACATTACCTATTACAAAACCTCCGATACCATCTAATACAGCACTAAATTTTATTGGAATTATAGATGATTTAGGCATAGGAATACTCATTCCTGGAAGTAATTTACCCGTTGTTGGATGTTTTGCATTTATTATAGTTACTGCTTTTAAAATTTGATTAATCATTCTATGAGCAGAATCTGTATGGATTAAGGGTTGTTCATTATTCATATTTATATCATACCATCCTTCTCCTAATTCAATTTGTTTGAAAAAATTTTTTAAAGAAACTATATTTTCTGCAAGAGTTCTTCTTTGTTCATCATATATTTCTTTAGCATCATCAGTATTTTCTACAATTTTTGTAAATCTAGATTTTACATTTTCATTAAATGCAGCAAATGATACTTTATCTAAATCATCTATATCTCCTCCAGCTTGTGCTGCTATAGCTATAGTAGAACTTAAAGCACTAGGTATTGTACTATGGTAATTAAAATCTCTTACTATAGAATTTTTACCCAAAATATCAAATTCATATAAATTATCTGTTAGACCATCTCCATCAAATTGAGTGTCTATTACTCTTACTATGTTAGGATTTTCATATTCTGTTTGTAATATAAAATTATGAGTATTACCACAAGCAGTACTAACATCTTCCCATATTCTTTTTAAATATTTAAGTAAACTAAAATCATTTGCTAAAGTATCATCTCCATTATATCTCATATCTTTATAAACATCTCTTAAATGTTTTATATTTAAATAAATATATCCTATACTATTTAATTTATTTTTTTTATTTTTACCCTTAAGTGGAAATATACCATTGTATATGTCTTCATATTTATCATTATTTAAATCAGCTGATTTTATTTTATATGAAGGGACTCCTCGTGCTATATTTAATCTTCCTATATCTGCTTGATTAGGGAAAAAACATACAGAAGGATCTATACTTTTATCTATTTGTTTTCCTAAATCTTTAAAATCTACATTAATTTGACTTAAATTTGTATCTGGTATATAAAATCTACTATAAGATATATATTCTTCACCATTTCTTCCATCAATATTATCTCTTGTATAAGAAAGTTCTGTTATGCCTAATTCATCTGTTCCATCCCATTTTTCATCTATATAGTTTGTTGTACTTTTAGATCTATATTTAGGAATACAAAGATTATTTATAATTTCACATAAAAAATCCCATCTTACAAAAGCAGCAGGTATTTTTTGATATGCAGTACCTTGTCTATCTCTTGTTGGTTGAGAAATAAATGTTAGATTGTTGTCAGAATAATTTCCATTTGAAACAATCATTTCTTTAGACATTCTTGATTTATAAAGTTGTTCTCCATGAGCTTCTCCACTAGGACTACCAGATATATCATCATCTCCTACATAATCATGTACATCTTCATCAAAATATTCCATGTCATGCATAAGACCTTGAGTTAAAAAATCTATTACTTGACTACGATTCTCTTTATCAAATTTATCCCCTTTAGGAGCCCATCCTGATGTTAGCTTTTTTGCTATAAGATATAAATCAATATAATCTTTATCATTTAACCATGAGTCTGATTTTATACTTTTAAGTTCTTTTTCACTTTTATTACCATAATTTCCTTCATTTCCTCTTAACCCTAATTTTCCTGTTTCTGAATATATTATTTTTTTACGCTGGGTATCAGCCATAGCAGTTAAATATAATTCAAGATTATCTACAGGTCTAACCCATCCTGCTGTTAATGCTTTAGCTCTATAATCTTCATTATTAAAAACTTCTTCATAACTATTTCCAGCATCATAAATTGCAGTTTCAATATCAGGTATAGTTATATTCTTACCTTTCCAAACAGGTCTTAATGCTACAAGCCAATATAATGATGTACCAAGACCAGCACCATCAACAGGGGCTTCAAAACCTAAATCTTTATATTGATTTGCATTTAATTGGAATTTTACTGCTTCTGGATCAAAAGAAGACATAAATCTATTATATCCAGTAGATTTAGTTAAAAATTCTTCCCAAGTAGTAGCATATCTTAATCTTCCTTTAGAATCACCTCTTCTTCCTTTTAAACTTTCTAAAACTTCTCCAGCAGCAATTATTTCTGTAAAACAATCATATCCTCCATCTTCTCTAACTTTGAATTCAAAATTTTTACAAAAACCTAAAAAACCATCATAATTTCCTCCTGATTTTTTTCTACTTTGAAATATTTTTTCATTTAAGTCTTTTATTGTTGGAGGATCTGTAGTATTAAAAAAACCATTTTTTCCTCTTTCAGGTATTGAATGAAACTTAGTTATTCTTTTACCTTCATTATCAATAAAAGGTGTCCACCCCCATTCAATTAATATAGGGTATCCAGGTCTCATATATAATAATTCAAGTACTTCTAATTGTCTTCTATTATGGCAATGAAAAGATACTTTAGCTACTCTTAAAGAACCATATGCAGATGTAGTTCTAATAGTCATATCTTTTATACCAGGCATAGGTACTATACCAAAACCCTCTTGAGCATCTGATCTAAGAGTAGGATCACCATAAGACCCACCGGTATTACCTATGTTACCTGTAGAAGTATGTCCTCTTTGTTTACGTCCATATTCTATTCCTAATACTTCTTCTTCATATTTTTTTCGTTGGCCTTGATAACTTTCTTTTAGGGATTGTTCATAGCTTTTTCTCATTCCAGGATGTTTACCTGCACCCTTTATCTCCATTGTTCCTCCATATAAAACATATCTTTCAGCTAAAGTAGATGGTTCCATTTCATCAGGATCTTCCCAAGGTGCTCCTTCATATATAGGATTAGCTATTTTAGTACCACTTAATTCACAATCATCTCTTAAATCTACTCCTGAAGACATTTTTATAACACACTGTCTTTCAGTATTAAGAGTATAAAAAGCACCTGGATCTAAGGTAATATCTTCTTTTTCAGTAGTAAGAGCTCCTGGTTTTAAAATTTGAACTTTATTAGTACCTAATCTACCCTTAGCACCATCAAATGTAGACCCCATTATAGATTCCCTTATTTTTAATTGTCTAAATATATGGGGTTGAAAAGTTTCTTTAAATATTGACATAACTTAACTATTTAGATCTTCAAAACTTTGTTTAATATGATTTATATTTTGAGGAATTCTAATTAATAAATTAGATTTTACATAAAAACTATCTCTTCTAATTATATCAGGATTTGCAGTTGTTATAATCCACCATAAACTAGAATCATCATAATAACGATATGCTAAATTATCTAATCTATCTCCTATTTTAGTTCTTATATAAATATCACTATTAGACACATCAATAACAGGATATTTAACCATACTAAAATATCTTTTATTAGTAGATTTATCTTTTAATTGTTTTAATTTAATGTATCTATTCATTTTTTATATTTTTACCCCATAATATTAATATTCAAACCTGTATCTTCACCTCCTATATCACCTGCTCCTGGGTCTGATTTTCTTGATCTTCTTTCTTCTCTTTTTTCTTTTCTTTTCTTTCTTCTTTGTTCTCTATTAAATTTTCTTCTTTCTTTAGGGGTCATTGTATCTACTTCTAATGTTGTATCATAATTAACATTAGCATCTCCTAAAGATTCTTCATCTAAATCTTCTTTATATTCTAATCCTTCTTTTAATCTTACAAATCCAGGTCTACTAGCTTCTCTTATTGCATTTTCATCTTGTTTATTAGCTTCTGGAGATCTAGCTTTAACTTCTTTTGCGTCTTCTCCTGAAACTCCTAAAGCTAACCATTTTTGCATATCATGTAAGAATGTATCTTGATGAGAAGGTAAAATAAAAGGAGTATGTATACCTTTTTGTGGTAAGAAATTATGTATAGGTTGAAATTTAATTGATACACTTAAAGCATGAGGTAACCAAAGCATAGTTTTATCTAAACCATCTTTATCTTTTACAATTTCCCAAGGAATATTTTTGTCTAATTTTAAATTAACACTTTGTAAAACTCCTGGTATTCTATTCATCCAATGTCCTATAGTTAGTCTCATAAAAGGAGTTCTAATTCGACCACTATCATTATCATATTCAGGGGCTGTATGACTTATTAAATAATTTAATTTTCTATATAAAGGCATCATTTCATGTCTAGTTTGAGCTGCTATAACAAAACTTACACTAATATCCCTATCAAAACCTTTATAAGTATAAAAATCTTCAGCTCTACCATTGTAATTAAATTTATTATGACTTGCTTTAAAACTATCTCCTATACTATCAATAAATGCTCTAAAATAAATTACATCAGAAGAGGTAGGTTTTTTCGTATTTATAGATTCAAAATAAAAAGGAATCATATCTTTTATATATTCACCTCCTATATGAGGAAAATTACCTGGTTCTTTAATTCTAACTACATCTATCATATTTATTTCATCTACTGCTTTAGCATTATAAACAGCATAATTTAAGGTACCATCTGCAAGTCGTACTTTATGAGTAGTATCAGAAGGTTTTTTTCCTGGATTACCTAACCCATAATCTATTTCTCGTACAAAACCATCACTGTACCCCCAAGTATAAGGTTTATTTTGTATTTCTTGGAAATTAATATGATTATCAGAGCCTACATCAAAATAAGAACTTTCTCCTTCTAAATAATCTATTACTTTACCTCCTGCCTCAACTGTATTAGTGTATCTTCCTATAAAAGTTCTACCTAACCCCATTGTAGATCCAGGACCATTACTATAAGCATATAATTCTTCTCCTTTACCTCCTAAAGCATTTAACATAGCATTAAACCCATTAGTAACATTTTCTACTGCTGTATTAATCCATCCTCCTACAGCAGTATTATTAAACCATTCACCTGCTTTACTTCTTTCTTTTTCTATTGGACTAGCATTAATTTTATTATTCCATAAATATAGTAAGCGATTTTTTCCAACATCACTTGATTCAAATCCTCCTTTAATATAACCTCTTTCATTATAAGGAAGAGTACCTTCTCTTTTTATATGACCAGTAGCCATACCTCCTTTACCTATTTGAAGTAAAGTATTTATTCCATTATTATAAGTTTTTTGATTAGCAGGGTTTGATCCAAATAAACCTTTTTCTTGAGGAGCATTTATTTTAGGATTCATTAATTGAAGACCTATTTGTCTTTCAAGAAATCTTTCTCCATCAGGAGTTTGAAAAAATCTATCTATTCTAGTAAAATCTAAAAGAGCTCTATTTGAAGAAATAGAAATTCCTCCTCTTTCTAACCCATCTAAAACATTTGTTGTAGAATAATCATAAGCTATTCCACTAAAAGTAGGATTAGCTTGAGGATCTGAAATATCCCAAGTAACAGGTTCTATAAGAGGGAAATCTTGTTTATGACGATGGCCATGAGGATAAACACTAAAAGATTTTTGTCTAAAATTTATCCCATTACCTCCAGAAAGATCCGATGCTAATGAATTTAAACCCATAAAATGATTTTATGTTATAGAAGTACCCATATAGGCTCCTGGTTCTGGAGGATTACTATTATAGCCATTTGATGGTGTAATTCCATCCATATCTGAATAAGAGGCATCTAACCCCATATTTGAAGTAGGACCTGGTATTAATGCAGGATTAGCTAATCCAAATGGACTTCCATAATTGTAAGTATAAGTACTTGTTAATAAATGTCTATGTAAATCTTGCCCTCCTACTTGTAATCCTTGGTATGCTACAGGATTTGCAAATCCAGGACCATGAAAATATTTATTTCCACCATCATTACCTTCTAAATCTTGATCTTCAGAATTTGGTTTATGATAAGTTTCACTAGGATATACTTCTCCTGTTGCTTTACTTTGTTGTTTTTTTACTAATAGACTTTTTAAATGGTCTGCTGAATAAGCATTAGCTTGTACGTCTGTATAAGGAGCGGCTATATTACCCTCATCTGTATAATAATCTAGAGTACTTGGGAATACATCGTTATTAGCACTAACAGGGTCTTGTGCTCCTTGTGCATTGTTACCTAATCCTCCTACTAAGTCGTATAATGATCTTTTATCTTTTAGTGACATAATTAATAAATTTTAGTGTTATTATTCTATAATACATATTTAATCATAAAAACTATCGTACATAGCATCAGTTTTTATTTTTCCATATTCAGCATCTCTACCAGCAAATCTATCTGGAGTAACATTTACATTAACAGCTATTTGTAAATTTGTAATATCATCTCTTAACAATTTTAATTCTGAAACCATTTCTGACATTAATCCTTTTTTATTCATACCTCCTAAATCGGTTCCTGCTATAATTTGATCTTCTGGATCTAATTGAATAGTTCCTTTTTTACCACTTACTACTAATCCTCCATCAGGGTCTATCATAGCATCTTCTGCTGAAGAAAACATTGCTTCTGCTTTTTGTTTTGTTTGATTTATTAATAACCAAGATCCTCCTATAAGTGCTCCTGTAAGAACTAAAGCACCTATAGCTCCATATTTCATTCCTGCAATAGCTGCTTGCATAGCCATCATTACTCCCATTTGTCCTATTCTAGCTGTTAAAATATAACCCATTGCATCTAAAGCTCCATTTACAACTGTTTTAATAGTGTCTCCTAAATTTGATGCAAATTTATCAGCTGATTTCATTTTTGTAACAAATTCTTCTATATTAGGAACAATATATTTCATTAATGCTTGTTTTAATTTTACTATAGCGGCATTAAATTCTTGTTGAAGAGTTAGTTGTTCTAATTTTTGTTGTAAATCTTTATCATTATCTTCAATTGCTTTAGCTTTCATTGCTTCTAAATCAGCTTCTTTAAGTAACATTTCAGATAATTGATCTGAACTCATTCCTAATGATTGAGCTAAAGCATCTTGTTGTAAAACATTTAATTGACTAAATTCATAAAAATCACCTACATTAGCATTTATTTCTTTCATTAAAGTATCATAATCCCCTGTTAAAGCAGCTAATCTGGCTCTTTCAAGATTAAGTTCTTTACCTGTAAGTAATTCTGCTTCTAGTTCTTTTGCTATACTTCCTTCAAAATCTAATAAAGCACTAGAAATACCTTTAATATCTTCTAATTCCATACCAAAAGATTTAGCTAATGTTACTGCTTTTGCTATGGCTTCAGGATTAGCTCCTAACTGTGCTCTTATTTGACCAGATACTTTATTAGTAGCTTCTAATACTGATTTAAAATCTAATCTAACTTTTCTTTCATTCATCATTAATTTAGCAGCTCGTATTTGAGAACGATATGTTTCCTTAATATTTTTTCCATGAATATTACTCATTTTAGCTAATTCTGCAGTTGCTTCAACAGACATTACTTCTGCTTTTACTATTCTATTAGCTGTAATTAAATCTTGTTCTCTCATTACAACAGCAGAACCCCTTAGTTGGTTTATTTTAGCATTAGTTTCTTGTAAATATAACTCATTAGCTAAAATATCTCCAGATTTATCAGCAGCTACAGATAATGTATCTCTAAATTTTCCTGCTTCTTCTCTAGTCATTAAGAACTGTCTTTGCAGTCCTACCATTTGTTTGTTAAATTCTAATACACCTTTAATAAGAAAAGTAACTACTCCTACAACAATATTTTTCATTAAAGATTTACCCATAGACATAATACCAGCACCTAAACTTTGTAGTACACTACCTGATTCTTTAAATCTATCTCGCATTACTTCAGCTGCTTCTGAAGCTCCTACAAGTTTACCTACTATAGGAATTTGAGCTATTCCTTCCATTATTTTTAAACCTCCTCTTAAAGGAGCAAGAGTTGCTTTTTGACGAATTAATTCTTTAGCTCTTTCTCTATTTTGAGCTATTAAAGCAGCTATGTTTCTTTTATGAAATTTTTGTTTTTGTTCTCCAGTAAGATTTGATTGTTTTGCAATTTTAGCACTTAATTTGAATCTACCCCAAATATCTTTATTCATAGCTCTTTCTAACTTACCTACTTCTTTGCTACTTGCTAGATAATTGTCTTTAAAACCTGTTAATTTTTTATGGTATTCTGTTTCTTTTTTCTTTTGTACAGTTATAACTTTTTGTATATCTGATTGTTTTTTTAGTCCGTCATTTGATGCATTAATTTTTTGTGCTATCAAATTTACAACATCTGATATAGATTGAAATTCGCCTTTAACTTCTTGAACATTTTTTTTGTCAAGATTGAATAGAGGTTGGCCTTGTAAGTCTACTGGTCCTTCTGGCATAATAATGGTTTATTATAAATATATAAAAAAAAAGGTATCTATTGATACCTTTTATTTTTTTTTAAAAATTATAAGTTGAAGAAGGGTTTATATTAGGTTTTGTAATTTTATTTGGATTAGAATTAGTACCTTTTTCTATATTTTTTATTTCTTCATTTTGTTTTTTATTAAAATCATTTATTTTCTGTATATGAAATTTTCTTAACCAAATTGGCATGTTATAGACTTCTGAGTGTATAAATCCACCGCCTCCATGGAACACTAAGTCGTGAATCTGAGCGAATAATATATTCCTATAGCTCGGCGTCAGGCCAAAAAAAGTTAACACCAATGGGGATATCAACATCTCTGCTTTTTCCCGCTCCATCAGTATATTCAAATACTAAATCTACATCTGGTTGGATTTCTTTTATATATTTTCTAAGTGCTCTTGAATCTCTAGCTAATAATTGATAATCAACAAAATTTCTTATTGTTTTTTGTTCATAATCTCCATCTACTGATAATATTACATGTTTAAGTCTAGTTGATAATGATTTATCTGATTTTTTATCTAATTTTTTTAATCCATCTATTTCTTTTTTAATTTTTTCTTCATCACCGTGAGTTAAAAATTTAAAAGTAATATCTTTTTTAGCAGTAGGTAAAGTAAAAGTAAATTCATTATTACTATTTATTACTAAATCTTCATTAATGTTTTTATCTTTTATAGTAGTAAGATCTACTTCTATTCTTTCTCCTCTATATTCAAATTCATAATCAGCACCATATCCTAAAATACGAGATGCTACTAATAAAGCATTTTTATCACCTATTAGTAAATCATTATAATTTACACTAGGAGTTACTATTAAAGATTGTAATAATTTATCTATTACTACTCCATCTTCTAGATAGTTTTGATTAGTTAAAATATCTTCTTCTCTTGCAGTCATATATTTCATCTCAATAGTTCCACTTTTTAATGGAGAATCCTTAGGATAAAATAAACCTTTAGAAGGTAAAGTAACATTTTCAGTTGGGAATTGTTGTTCTTGTTTTTTCATAACGTTTTTTATTTAAAACTAGTTCAGATATACATATATGTAAAATAAAGAAGGTGCTAAAAAATAGCACCTTTTTTAAATATAAATAAAATTTGTTTAGTAATTTAAGATAGCATAATCCATTACTATAGTAATTGCAATGTTTGCAGGTGTTTCTGAAGTCCAATCCATATCTCCAAAATTAGCATTTTGAACATAAGCTCCTTTTAAAATCCATTCTTCAACTACATCACCTACTGGACCTAAAGTTAAAATATTAATGTCTTTTTTATAAAAATCTGAATAACCATCTCTACCTGTTACAGATTCATGAGATAAACGTACCCATTCCATTACTGCTTGTGCTCCTGATGGAGTAACTGGGTCATATAAATCACAAGAAATATTTTCCCAATTTGCTTTTCCTTTAATTTTTCTTTTTACATTAATATGATCAAGAACTACTTCTCCAAAAGTAACACTTGGTCTTGAAATTTTCTTTATTAGATATGATGGAATACCATCAATTTTCATTAAAAACCTATTTTGAAGTTTAGGTTCAAAAGCGGTAAACATCATATCATTAGTATCTCTTATTGCCATCTTATTATTTTATTTTATTGTTTTGTTATAAATATAAATTATTTTTGTTTTTTTAATATCCACTACCGCCTCCTCCATCAAATGATGCACCTGTTGGCATTACATTAAAGTCTAATACGATAAATTCAGCAGTTCTTGTTGGTTGTAAATAAATAGCACCTACTAATTGGTTTCTATCAATTACATCTGGAGTATTATTTGATTCATCCATTACTACTCTAAATGAATATAAACCTTGTCTAGATTGAACTGATTCTAAATATGGATTTACTATTTGTAAGAATCTAGCTCTTGTATCTAATGTATTTTGTTCAAATACTAAATATCTAGAAGAACTTGCAATAAACTTTTTAAGAGCAATTAATAATCTTCGTACATTAATTCTGTCTAATGCTGTTGGTCTTTCTTGTAATGTTTTCTGACCCCAAATACAAACTCCTGTTTGAGGGAATGTTGCTATTGGGTTAATTTTATTATCATATAATTTATCTCTTTCAGCTTGATTTAATCTAATTTTAGCTTCTAGTACATTACCTAAAATACCTCTATTTAAACCAGCTGGTGCAAACCATTCAGCTGCTATATTATCTGAAGCTGCTATTGCTCCTGGAACTATTACTGAAGGTGGTACTAATATTGGTCTATTTACTGAAGAATCTAATACTTTAACCCATGGATAATAAACTGCAGCATAGTTAGTGTCTAAACCTGATACTTGTGAAACAGCATCATTAACTGATAAATCTGATCTACCTAAATCCATTACATAAAAACAATCACCTCTTTCTTCAACTACAGTAGTAGCTTTATCTGTTACAGAACTGTGTAATTGTTTAAGTACACCTGGTAATGCTAACATATTGATATCATATTCATCTTGATTTGATAAAATATCTAATGCTTTTTTATATCCTTTATATCCTGCTTTATTTGTTCCACTTAAATCAAACCCATATAAATTTGAACCACCAGTATATTTTACTTCATCTAATGTGCTTTCTGCTCCTGTAAATTTAGGAGTATATGTTGGTATACCATCAAATCCTCCTTGGAATGGTATTGAAAATTTAAGTTGAGTAGATGTTGGTCCATTTGTTCCTGTTTCATCTATTGATGCACTTAATGAACCTGACCATAAACTTGAACTTGCGTGTCCAAAACAATCTTCTACATTAAATTTACCTGCTACATTTTGTTTAGCACCATCTGCTATAGGTTTTAACCAGTTTTCATTATCTGTAGCTTTTTCATTAAATTTCCATCCTAAATGTCCTCTTACACTATAATTACTACCTACTACTTGTTGAGCTTCATATGAACATGAAGGAAATGCAATATTTCCAATATTAACATCAAAAGAAGCTGTATCAACTAAATTGTAAAGTGGTTGGAATCCTTTAGGTGAATATTTTGGTGAGAAGTTTTTATCTGATATTCCATCAGCAACTTCTACTCTTATTATATTAGAAACATTTGGATAGTTACCTAATAATTCAACTTTATCTAAAGTATCATTATATTGTGGGTATCTGTCTCCAATTCTTCGTGAAATAAAATTCACACTATGAGGATCTAAATCTACACCTTTATATTCTTCTATAATTTTAGCACTGTCATCTTTATCATTATATTTTCTAACAGATACTGTAAATTTTGAATATTGCTCTTCACCATCTATGTCTCCTGGTTCTTTTAAACCTGTAATAGATATTTTGTAATCTGTATTACAAGAAGTACCGTGAGCAATTGTGTGGAATCTAAATAAGTCTTTTACATTTTTATCATCATCTACAAATTGTGAAGTAATAAATGGAGTTGAAGCCATTGAATATTTTTCTTCTTGAGCCATAAGAGGGCCTCCTGTAAATTTAATTTCAGCAGTTTGCATACTACATGTTACTTCAGAAGCTGCATTTAGTCCTGTATATCCAAAACTACTAAAGTGTTCTGGATTTGCATAATCATTTACTTGGAATGATGAAGATAAAGAAGTTGTTGTTAAAGGTGTAGACATTTGAGTATGTAAGTTTTTAAAACTTGCATGTAAATAACCTGGTACACCTGTAAACGATACTACTCCTGTTTTACTATTATAAGGATTTTTTCCTAATTTCTTTTCTATGTAATCTTTTCTAGTAACATCTAAACTACATGATATTGTTTTGTCTCCTGTATGAGCAGTTATTCCTTGAGCTCCATTTAATTCTAAACCGAAACTAGCAGTTGCAGCAATACTAATAGGCATTGCTGTAGTACCTAAATCAGGAGCACCTGTTGATTTTGATGGTAAAACAAGACCCATTAATACGTAACGTGCATTTACTGCTGTTGATACATCTGACCAAGCTTCAGAATCACCAGCACCATTTACTTTAAATTCTCCATCTGCATTAGAATCTGTTACTGCTGGTGGTACTACACCTCCAATATTTGAGGTTAAAGTAATAGTTTGTTCACCATGACCTGTACCCGAAACAGCTGATGCTGTTATAGTTCCTTTACCATCAGTACCTCCAAACCCATTAGCATGGTTAATTGCATTTGCTAATTGTGTTAATACATCTGCTGCATTTGTTGGATCACCTCCTGTTATATCTGCAGGTACTGCAATTGCACCATTACGAGCTGATGCTAATGTACTTGCACCTGTATCATCACCTGTTGATAATATATCTCCTGCTGTTGAATTAGAAGTCTGATTATTAGTATCAACTATTAAAAATTCTTTTGCTGTTCCATTCCCGTCTGTAATAGTAAAGAAACTTCCTTCTTCATCACTTGTTATATTTTCATCACCATCGTCACATCCAATCTTACATGTTGATTTTGTTTGATTTGCTGCTATTGCAAACATTCTTTGAACAGTTCCTGTTACGGGATATGTGGATCCTCCACCTGCTAATACTCTACATACTGTAACTGCTCCCGCATTTCTTAAATATTCTCTAACTGTTTGTGGAACGAATGTTTCTGGACTTAATCCTCCAAATCTTCTTTCAAATTCTGAAAAGCTATTTACTACGGTTGGTACGAAAGCAGGTCCTTTATCTGTAGGGCCTACAATTGCTGCCCCAATTTGTCCTATACCTTGAGGTAAAAAGGTAAGATCATTTTCTCTTGTAAATACACCTGGTGAAATTATTTGTTCTGCCATCTTTTATTTATATTTTTTTTGTTATATCAGTCTTATTGATTTATTCCCATATAAATATGAAAAAGGATTATAAACCCAATAAAAATAATTTAGTTTACGCAACTTATTAGTCAGTAATAAATATAAAAATGTTTTTAAAGACTTACTTTACTGGATTAAATTCTCCTGTATCTAGATTTAAACTACCTTTACCATATTTAGTTGATAATTTTTGGGCTAATTGGATTTCTTTTTTTTCTAAACTTAACAGTTCTTTTTTTAAAAAATCTTCTTGTTCTTGTATTTTTATTTTACTAATACTAACTTGACCAAATTTAAAAGTAGTATCTGATATAGAATTTTTTAAATTTTTTATTTCTTCTAATTCAGAAGATGTAAATTGTGTGGGAGAATTTTTTACTTCATTAGGTGAAGGAACTTTTTTATCTATTGCCATAACTTATGTTTTTATATACATATATAAAAATTAGAAAGACCCACCATCATATAAATCTTGATCATGAGTTCCACTAGATGTTATACCACCAAGGACTCTAAGAGATCCTGAAATTGTTACTCCCATACCTGCAGTAGTTCCATGTCCTTGTCCTACTATTACTATATCATAAGGAGTTGAGGCTCCTGCTTTGTTTGCTTGGAAAACTAAATCTCCACTAAAATCACCACCTGGTGAAATAGCTTGATTTCGATTAACTCTTGCTACTATAGCAGCTGCTGCTCCTGAAACATGTTCATCAATATAACTACCACTTTGTCCTATAAATCTTATTTGAGCTATATCATCTCCTTGTTGCCAGAAGGTTCTTGCATCATTTATTTTAGACTTTTTTAAAGCCATATCTGCTATTCCTTCTGTTGTGTCTACAATATCAAAAGCTCTTTTAGGGTCTTTAGTATTTACCCCTATAAGTCCTGAACTAGAAAAATACATTTTAGCATCTTTAGATCCTGTTATTATGCTACTTTCTTTATCATCAGGATCTATTTCTATAGCTAAAGATTGTGATGAAAATATGGGGTCTCCTGGGTAATGTGGTTGGTTTAATTTTCCTGAACCTGATTGAATTATATTATATTTAAATAAAGGTTCTGCATCTCCTATTTTAAAAGAACTTCCTATTTTCATTTTTCCAGTATGTGGTTTAGTACCTGAAAAATCGGGGTCTGCTACAGATCCACTTTTTAAACTAGTTATTGTAAATTTTCCTAAAGATTGAGAATAATGATCAATAATAAAATTATCTTCAATTTCTAAATCTCCTATACCACTTCCTCCTCTTATTTTAAAAGTTGAACCTACAATTAAATTTTCTCCTAAAGAAGAAGAAATATTAAGTATGTTACTTCCATCATCTATTAAACTAGCAGTATAAATAGTTCCATTACCTGCTTTATTTAAAGCATTTACTGTTTTTAAAGCTACAGCAAATGAATCTTCATTATCTTTAATAGGAACATCTATATAAAAATCATTTTGAGATTGAGAACTATGGTAAAACATATCACCATAATGTAAAGATTGAGTTACAATACTTGCACTTACTTTATAAGAAGAAGATACATATCTTAATATTAACCTAGTATCTTTAACTCTATGTGGGTATCTTCCTATAATAAATCCTTTTTCTATTATTGCATCTCCTATACCTCCTCTACCATTATTAATAGTAATTGATGCATAAGAATTTTTATCAGTAAGTTTAGTTAAAACATTATCTTTATTAGCAGAACAAGTGATTGCTATTATATTAGGAACAGAAGCAGATATAGCAGTTAAAGGATCTCTTAAAGAACCTGATCTATATAAAAATATTCCAGGTTTATTAGAGGATCCTGCTGTTCCTCTTTTTCTTATTATTAATTGATCTTTTTTTTGTCCGTAATCCATTATCTATACTTCTTCTGTTTCAAGATTTCCATCTGCATCAACAGTAATTCTATATTTTGTTCCAGAAGATTCATTTATTAAAAATATTTCATTTTCATTAATATTATTTGCTATTATATCTCCACTTGCTTGTATATTACCTATTCCTATTTCTTCATCAGGATTTTCAGTATTAGATTGAATTAGTAAATCACCTTTAACTGTAGTTACAGCACTATTTGAATCTAATTGTATTGTTGCTTTATCAAATGCTAATTCATCTCCACCTGCATTTAAATGTAAATCTATATTATTGTATGTACAAAAATGAGCAGGAGGGGGTGTTCCCCCACTAAACAAATTTGATCCATTATTACAAAGTGTTAAACCTATTCTACCTAAAGCTATTTTTTCACCAAAAAAATTAAAATCACAATTTTCAACAGGATCATAATTACTATTGGGATTTCCAGGAGTATAAAAACCAGATAAACCACTATAATCATTTCCTATAAAAGTCCCATAATTAGAATGAGAAGTAAAAACGAATCCTTCACCAGAAACATCTGTAAATTTATTTGTAGTATTAAGTGTACATTGTGTTACTACATCACCAATACTATCTAAATCTTCTATATTAGCAGTAGGTCCAAATAATTGAACCCCCGCAATTTCTTCAACTTCTGAAGTTGAAAGACCTACACTAACAGTAGTTGTAGTAGTAGTTGTAGAAATATCTTCTATTGTAGCAACTTTATGTAAACCTAAATTAGATTTATAAAATAAAGAGCCTTCTTTGATATTAACTACAATATCACTTCTACTCATTTCTGTTTTTTTAGGATCTCTTATTTTATTTTTAATTGCCATTTTATATATTGTTAATTTTAGCTATATTAGCAGTTGCTACTGTATTAACTTCAGCTATACTTGCTGCTGCTAAACCTGAAACATCATGAGCATAACCTGTGCTTGCTAAAACGTAGCTTAAAGTAAAATTTACACCGAAATTAATAGGTATATCTCTAGCTGCATCACTACCTTCTGTATTATTTAAATCAGCATCTTCTTCAATAAGAGCTAAAATTAATGCATTATCAGTTTTTATTTGAGCCAATCCATCTGCATTTACAGTATAATCATTTGTCCCATCTGTATCATAATCTGCTGCATTAATTACAGCTGTACGAGATTTAGTATAATCTATATCATTAAATTCTGCAGTTGTTAAATTAGAACTACCATCACCACCAAAAGCTGTACTTACAACAAATAAAGTGTCTGCATCTGCAGTACCTGCTCCTGAATAGCCTGTTACTCTAATAGTAGCTGATGCAACAGTATCTGTTACTCCACTAACATCAAAATATGCAAATGTCCTTTTAAAACGTAGTGTTCCTCCTCCTCTACCTGAACTTTTAAAATATTGAACATTATTTGCTTTATTTCCTAAAGGATTAGTATCAACACTAGCAGCATTAGCAGTTCTAGCTATATTAAAATCTGCTACTGCAACACCTGTTCCTGATTGTACTTTACCTGCTGCTATTGTTGGCATTTAAAATTCTTTTTTAGGTAAATAATAAACTGATGAATTAAAATAGCTATTTGTTGGTGGGTTAACATTTATAGCTTGATAATTTACATTAGGTATATTATAATAATTTGATTCATCTGTGTTATTATTCCACCAGGTTACTTTTGTTCCTGATTTAGTTAAATTACTTAATGAAGAACTAAAATTATTCATATTAGTGTCTCCATAAGTATCATAAAATATACCATCATAAGTTGATAAGTTGTTTTTTACATCATACCAACTATCT